AAATTCATAGACATCTACAGTAAGACAGGTAATGCTACCAAGTCTGCAATCGAGGCTGGCTATTCACAGAAGACAGCTAAACAGAAAGGCTATGAACTAAAGAATCTTTTAAGAAAAGAAATCAATGAGCAGACTCAAAAAGTATTGGCAGACCATGTACCTTCTAGTATTAAGTGGTTATCGGAACTGGCGAGAGACTCGGAAAGCGATTCGGTACGACTTGGGGCTATCAAAGACTTACTGGATAGGGCGGGACTGAAACCTATAGAAAGAATAGAACAGACCACAGTGGAAAAAATGTCGGATGAAGAAATCCAACGGGAACTCGATTCGCTCCTCAAACACTAGGGCTGTAGAATTACTCAAAGAACAGAGAAGGCGTGAACGCTTCTCTAAGATCGATTCTTACGACCCCTACCCCTACCAGCTAAAATTCCATAAAACCGGCTCAGAGGCCAACCAGAGGCTTCTGATGGCGGCTAACCGCATAGGGAAGTCTTATTGTGGTAGCATGGAGCTGAGTTACCACCTAACAGGGATCTATCCTGAGTGGTGGGAAGGCAGGGTTTATCGCCAACCCATCGTAGCATGGGCTGGTGGAGTCTCAAATGAGACAACCAGAGACATTGTACAGTTTGAATTATTGGGTTCCCCCGATGATCCAGAGGCTTTCGGGTCAGGCACAGTACCTAAAGACCTTATTATTAAAACAGAAAGAAAGCCAGGAGTACCAAATGCTAAGAGTGTAGCCCTCATAAAGCATGTTTCCGGTGGGAGCTCTTCTTTATTCTTCAAAGCTTATGAGATGGGTGTAGAGAAATGGCAGGGACGTAGTGTGGATTGTATATGGTTGGACGAGGAACCATCAAGAGATATCTATAGTCAGGCTGTAACAAGGACATTAGACCGTAAGGGGATGGTATATATGACCTTTACGCCTGAAAGTGGGATGACTGAGACAGTGGCATCCTTCATAAACAGGCTACAAAAGGGACAATCATTAGTAAATGCGACATGGGATGACGCATCTGAGTTAGTTAAGAGTATGAATGGTGAGAATGGTCATCTTAATGAAGACGTTATGCAGCAGATTCTCTCCTCTTATTCACCACATGAGAGGGAAATGAGGCGATATGGTAGACCATCTATAGGTTCTGGGCTTGTATTCCCCCTTGGGGAAGAGCAAGTTGTAATAGATCCGGTCCCTATTGAGGATCATTGGCCTAGAATAGCAGCAATTGACTTCGGATGGGACCATCCAACGGCTGTAGTTTGGTGTGCAATTGACCGAGATGAGGACATATTTTACGTATATGACTGCTATAGAGCCTCTAAAGCCAGCCCTTCAGTACATTCAGAGAACATCAAGACAAGACCGCATTTTATACCCATAGCCTACCCGCATGACGGTAATCGCAGGGATAGCATGGGAAATCCGGGCTTGGCTGACCAATATAGGAACTTAGGGTGTAACTTTCTATTAGAACATTTTTCTAATCCCCCAGCATTGGGGGTTAATAAAGGTTCCAACTCTATTGAGGAGGGGCTGATGGCGATGCTTCAGGCAATAGAGGGTGATAAGTTTAAAGTATTTTCAACTCTTTCAGATTGGTTTGAAGAATTCAGAATGTATCACAGAAAATTTAATAAGGTTGTCCCAATCAGGGATGATCTTATGTCTGCAACACGATATGCATTTCAATCACAGCGGTTTGCTGTATCTGGAAAAGATCCAGCATGGACACAAGACGTTAATTATGGGGATTATGGAATAGTTTAATGGCTCAAACATCAGAAGACGAACTAATTACTAGGATACGTGGCGAGATCACAGACTCGCTTGGGTATATGGGTGATACTATCTCCCAGCAAAGAGAGCAAGCTATGGAATATTACTATAGCTTACCTTTCGGTAATGAGGTTGAAGGTAGATCACAGTATGTAGACTCTACAGTGCAGGATACGATTGAATGGATTAAACCTTCCTTAATGAGGGTGTTTGCTTCAGGTGATGAGATGGTTAAGTTCACACCTCATGGCCCAGAAGATGTGCAGATGGCAGATCAGGCTACGGATTATGTGAACTATGTATTCACTAAAGATAATCCAGGTTGGGAGATTCTGTACTCGTGGTTTACGGATGCTTTATTAAGTAAGAATGGTATAGTCAAAGTCTGGTGGGATGACTACGATGAACCCCAGCGAGAAGAGTATACTCACCTTGATGAAATGGAGTATGAGATTCTTTTAAGTAATCCAGAAGTTGAAGAGATGGAACATGAAGAATATGTAGAAGAAGATGAGGCAATGGGGGTTGTTGCTTACCATAATGTAGTTATTAGTAGAACTAGGCGAACGGGTAAAGTAAAGATAGAAAATATTCCACCTTCTGAATTTCTTATTTCAAGAGAATCTAAAGGCATACAGGATGCTAGATTCATATGTCATAGAGTAGAGAAAACCCTATCAGACTTGAGGGAGATGTACCCAGATAAGGATTTAGATCCTGGCGAGTTAGGCGCTGGTGATGATGACATGACACAGTTTTCTGCTGAAAGGTTAGAGAGATATGCTTATGATAAGTCTGCCCGATACTGGGAAGGATGGGGTGGAGAAGAGTATGGTGACGAGGGTTTAAGAAACTACTGGTTACATGAATGCTTTCTCAGAACAGACTTCGATGGGGATGGTATAGCAGAGTTGAGAAAAGTTTGTGTTGTTGGCTCAACTATTCTTGAGAATGAGGCTATTGATTCAGCACCCTTTGTTTCCATTACCCCAATAAAGATTCCGCATAAGTTCTTTGGTTTATCTATAGCTGATCTAGTTATGGATCTGCAGCTCATGAAGAGTACGTTAATGCGTAACCTCATGGACAATATGTATAACCAGAACTTTGGGCGCTATGCAATTTTAGAGGGTCAGGCTAACCTAGATGACCTTCTTACACAACGACCTGGTGGTGTAGTTAGAGTTAAGTCTCCAAACGCAGTTACACCTTTAGCTACCCCAGCATTAGAACCTTACTCATTCCAGATGTTAGAATATCTTGATAGTGTAAGAGAATCAAGGGCTGGTGTATCGAGGATGTCACAAGGACTAAATGAGAATGCTTTAACATCTCATACTACAGCTACGGCTGTTAATGCAGTCATGGGTGCAGCACAAAGCCGAGTAGAGTTGATTGCTAGAAACTTTGCTGAGACTGGCGTTAAAGATTTGATGGTTACTATTTATGAATTACTTATGAAGAATCAAGATCATGAAAGAGTTGTTATGTTACGTAATCAGTGGGTTCCTGTACGTCCTGATGTTTGGAATGATAAGTTTGATTGCACTGTTTCAGTTGCTTTGGGTGGTGGTAATAAAGATCAGCAGATGGCTCACCTTTCGAGGATGCTCCAGTTTGCAGGAGAAGCAATGAAGGGTGGATTGAATATTGTTAGTGAGCAGAATATGTACAATCTTGGAGCCTCATTAGTTAAGGCAATGGGCTTTCAGAATGTTGATGACTTCTTAACTAACCCAGCAACAATGCCTCAACAACAGGAACAGCCTTCACCTAAAGATCAGGCTGCTCTGATGGAGGCTCAAGTTAAGAAGCAAGAGCTAGAGATCAAAGCAGGTGAACTTCAGTTAAAGGCACAGAAGATCAAACAGGAGTACGAGAAGTTACAAATTGATTCTAGCCTTAAACAGCAAGAACTTAATCTTGAAAGAGAACAGAAACGAGCCGTAGCTATAGGAGCCACATGACACCAGAAGAGAGGGAAGTAAGAGCTAATTCACTTTTAAATGATCCATTATTTAATGAGTCGTTTAATGTAATAAAAGAAGATTTAATGAATCGCTGGAATGTCAGCGGTTCCACAGAATTTGAAGCCAGAGAATCAATCTGGCTTGCAATGAGACTGCTCGATAGAATACATGGTCATTTAAAGTCCATAGTTGAAACTGGACATATGAACAAAGTTCTTAAAGAGCAACATCCATTTATCTAACAAGGAGTTTATTATGGCGGATACGCAAGAAGCCCCGCAACCAGCAGTAATCCCGACTCTTCCAGAAGGAAGTGTAAGGGAGGCACAAGAAGCGTTTCTATCTTTAACGGAACCTGAAGAGGAGACACCTAAAAAGAAAGAAGCCGAAACGTCTGAAGAAGAAGTAGAGGACGTTGAAGAATCGACCGAAACAGAAGAGGAAGCATTGGAAGCATCTGATGAAGAATCTGAAGAGGAGGGGGAGGACTCAGAAGAATCCGAAGTCGAAGAAGAAACCGTTGAGGAGGAGGACGACACACCTCAGTTATATGCTGTTAAAGTAGACGGCAAAGATTATGAGGTTACTGAAGAAGAACTCTTAAAGGGGTACTCTCGACAACAGGATTATACACGTAAGACGCAAGAGTTAAGTGAGTATCGGAAACAACTCGATGATGCTGGTCAGTTTTATCAGCAAGAGGTTGCTAAGACTCAGGAGGCTCGACAGCAGTATATTAGTTCTTTGGCAAGTGCAGCACAGTTAAATCTTGCATCGCTAAAAGAATATCAAAATATAGATTGGGAACGATTGAAAGCGGAAGATAAGGAAGAGTACCTTACTAAACGGGATGAATTTCGTGAAGCCCAAGCTAATATACAACAACTGCAACAGGCACACGCTCAAGAGAATGAATATCAGGCTCAAGAGCATCAACAACAATTCAACAACTGGGCGCAAGAAGAATACACTAAGCTAGTACAATTGATACCGGCCTGGGGTGTTCCAGAGCAGCAGAAAGCTATTGCTGCTGAACTGCGTACCTTTGCCAACTCTAATGGGTTTAATGACGAAGAGGTTAAACAATTATTTGACCATCGTTCTATCATTATGCTTATGAAAGCTAAAGCATGGGAAGATTCCCAAAGAAAGGCTCAGAACCTAAAGACCAAGAAAGTTAAAAAGAAGGTAAAGGTTGTGAAGAGTGGAAAGGGTGTTGAGAAGTCTGCCAGTAATAAAGCTGTACGTCGTACTGAAATGAAGCGCCTTAAACAATCCGGTCATGTAAATGATGCAGTAGGATTATTTGAGGATTTCGTTGATCTTTAATAGGAGAATATTATATGGCAATTCCTACGAATACTAGGGAAACCTATGGTGCTATAGGCATCAGGGAAGATCTTAGTAATATCATATATAATATTTCGCCAACTGAGACACCGTTCCTAAGTGGTTGTGGTCGTGAGACTGCTGAGAATACTTACTTTGAATGGCAGACAGATGCATTAACCGCAGCAGCAGCTAATCGCTCTACTGAGGGAAATGATCCAACTTCTGCCGCTGTAAGTGAACCCACAAGGGTAGGGAACTACACGCAAATTTCGGTTAAGGCAGTCCAGACTTCTGGAACAGCCGAAGCCGTTAATTTTGCAGGTAGAAAATCTTCCCAAGCGTATCAGTTAGCGAAACGCGCCAAAGAAATGAAGCGTGATATGGAAAAGATGTTGATGGATAACGTGGCACAATCCGCTGGTTCATCAGGTTCAGCGAGAGTCACGGCAGGTTTGGGCGCATGGGTTGCGACCAATTATCACACTCTTGGAGGAGCATCTTCCCCATCGGGGCTAGGTTCTGCTTCCAGTGGTAATGGTACGGATACCGCTAGTGACGCTGACTCAACAGGAACATTAACTGAAGCTGGTATGAAGACCGTAATCAAAGAATGCTTTGATAGTGGTGGCACACCGGATACCATTCTTGTTGGATCTTCCAATAAGCAGTCAATCTCGGCATTGACACAAACGGTATCAAGTCTGAGAACCGCTGCCGACAAAGCAGCTCCAGCGAGTGTAGTAGCATCAGTAGACGTTTATGTTTCCGATTTTGGAACTTTTAAAATAATTCCAGATCGATTCCAGAGATCGCGTGATTGCTGGTTTATAGACTTTGATTTTTGGGCTGTGTCGTATCTACGACCGTTCATGACCGAAAGTCTAGCGAGGACTGGGGACAGTATAAAGCAGATGATTCTGGCTGAGTACGGACTCCAATCTAAGAACCAAGCATCAAGTGGTTTCTTGGCTGACGTATAGGTGTAAAGGTGGGGGTGTAAAAACCCCCACTTACTTAATCCGCAAGGGTAGGTTAATACCTACATTGGTGTAAACTAGGAATAAATAAGGAGTATATTATGGTAACAACTTTAAGAGTGTTTAATAGTCAGGCTCGTGCTATGGATAGAGCATTTGAAAGAATGATGGGAATAACTGGGTATAATAGTCCATTGACTATGATAGATAATGTGTTTGATAGGCTAGAGTCTATTACCCGTCAAGCATCACTTCCAAAAGATGGGGAAGAATTTACTTTGTATAATCTTGTACCAGTTACTTATAAGTCTGAAACCCAAGAAGATGGGTCTGTATTATTTAGAGTTATAAATAAAGAAGAGGTAAAGGATGCCGATACAAATGAAGAAAAATTAAGGAGGACTTAATGGGTAAGCGAAAAGAAGTAGAAGGACCAATTACTTTGTACTCTCCTGTTCATAGAGGAGGGAGTGAAGGAATAAAGAAGATCATAAAATCTCTTGACTCAGGAAAGAATGGTTACAAGAATCCTGGCAATAGTCCGAAGCACTCAGTGGAGAATCCACTTAAATAATAGGTGATAGCTTTATGGTTCAGAGAAAAGATAGTAAATTAGAGAAGGCATTCGGAGCGAAGAAGGAGAAGGCTCCAGAGAAGCCAAAACATAAAACTGCTGAAGAGCATCTAAAGGATTGGTCTGAAGATCAAACCAGAGCTATAGGCGGTAAGGGATTCTTAGTGGGATGAAGAAAAAACTATTAGATGTA